AGAGCAATCGAGCAACAAAATAAAAGTATTCTAAACTCAGTCTCAAAATTACTAAGAAATACTACTTTAGACTCTACTGTCAGGTTGAGAAATCACAACTACAGTTCATTCCAGACTGAATTAAGATATCTTTTATCTTTTTGTTTTAAATATATACTTTTTGATATCATGCTCTTTTGCTGCTTCAAAAATCAAATTACCTATTCTGTTTCTTATCCCTTTTCTCTTGCCCATAGCTTAACCCCCTTTTATTCTTGGTCTGAGGAAGTAGATCCTGATCCTAAAAACTTGTTAAAGACTTCATGCAAATCTAACCTTTTCTTTCTCTTTTCAGGCTTCAAATTGGACAACTCTAAGTCGATCTTACTGACAGCGTTAAATATCATGCTGCTTATTTCCTCATTGGCTATGTTTGAGTACAGGCATTTTTCTGTGAGGAATTCTACATCTGCAACTATATAACTTCTTATATTCTTCAATATCTTGTATTTCCCAGAGTCATATACTTCCAGCGGAGGCTTTTTTTTTAAAGCCTCTGCTTTAAATGGCTCTTGCACTGCATAATTTGGGGTTGCTAAAGAAATAAAATTTTCTAAGCTGTCTGACACACCCAACAAAATTATTTCTTTTTTGTCATTGAGGAAATGTCTTTGAATAAAACCACTTATCCTGCAAGTCATAACAGCATCTTGAACACAAAGCAACCTGTTTTCTCTTACAGGCTTCATGGCAAAATGGCTTCTCAGCAGTTTCATTATATCATGTTCTTCTCCCTTAATGCATAACATCAGAAACTTCATTAACTCTCCTAATAACAAAGTGTTTGCAGGTATCAGATATGAGCTTTTCTTCTTCGTTAGCCTCATCTGCCTTGCAATTTGATCATAAGTAGAAGAATCGTCTATGATTTCCACTGGATTGAGCTCTAAATCCATTTCTTCTAATTTTAAATTCTGCCCAGTTACACTAAACCCATGGGTTTCTAGAACTGTTCTAACTCTGTCAGAGATCTTTATATCTTGTAAAGAGATTGTTTTATATTCATAGAATTTATTCATTACCTCATTGTTCAGCTTCATTTCATAATCAAAATGTACAGTGTTAGGTAAATTCTTTTTAAACCCAGGTATGAATGTCTTATTCTTTATATTTTTAAAAGCAATCAAATTGAGCACTGAGTTGCTAGTGTGGCAGGCTTCACAAGCTTTTATCAGTTTCAAGAGCTCAAATAAGTCAAATCCCTGCGAAGTCATGACTTCACTTGCAGATAGTGAATAGAAATCTGCTCCATTAGCTTTATATGTTTTAATCCCTTTTGAATCATTGACCATTGAAAATTTCAACATGGTACAGACATCTTTGAATGTTGACAAGCTATTTGTCCATCTAGTTAGTTTATCCACTGCATTGTCCAATCTAGCTGATGCTCCATATCTCTCTTCGACAATCTGTTCCAATAAATCCTTATGGAAATCTACAGTAGATTGGAAATCAACCCTCTTGAGATAGTTTTCGAATTCTTCTGATGTCTTGCATGTTTCTAGACCTTCTACTGCTAATTTATGAATCTGATCTACTGAATCTCTGATATACTCTACAGTTTCTTCATCATCTATGTCTCTTGTTGATTGCTCTATTAGATTCTCCATCTCATTTCCATACTCCAGGCTCTTCTTTAGATTGGTCAAGATGGTGTTCTCTAAACTATCGCTATAGTCTATCATTTTATACAGTTCTGTATAACACTCCCCTGTCTCAGCTGTGCGTAGCTTATACTTTGATTGGTTGCTCATCATATTCCAAGCAAAATCAGAAGAAGGTATGTATTTTATATCACCCTTAAATTTAATTCTTTCTAATGTAATTGGTTTTGTTGTATCGTTGATCAATATCAAAAGTGTTTTGTTTGAACTTTCATGAATACAAAATTGGTTTGGCATTAATTCGGTTCTAATATTGAGAAATGTTTTGATGGCACTCTGTTTGTCTATCAATAATTTTTGAAGCAGTTTGTAAGCAGATTTAACATGGACTTCCCATATTTTTCCATCATCCTCTCTTTGGTATTCGTACGGTGAATGCAGATGGATTGATATGTCTTGATTTGACATGGCTAGTTGCCCGTAATTATACTGGGTCTTTATTCCTATCTTGTATGTGTGACCAGAGACATAATAACCTCTGACATCTTGTTCATCTGTCTTAATATAATGTACTTCACTTTGCCTGATTTGGTCTATTACAAATTTAAACTCTTTTTCATTTATGTATCCAAAATTATATAACCATGCTGCATGTTTGCTCATAGCAATCATTTGAGGCCTAAAGGACAGAGTGACATGAGTAGATGTCTTTATGTTGTTTATGGCTCTTTTCACTTCTGTTATCTCAGATTTCATTTTTCTCATAAGATCCACTCCATTGAAGTTTAATCTCGATAGAATTTGTTTAACGGATTCTATAGTCATATCAGGGAACAAGCTCTGCAATCTATCTGAAATATAAGCACAGCAATCTATCAGTTTCTCTAGATTCATGTCCCTCTGTAACGATATAATGAGTCGAGAACTTCTATCAATGACAAAATTCAAATTAGTGTAGAAATTGATGTTTGTCAACCGACTGTATATTGTGCTCCATATGGCTAAAGTGTTGGTAATGAATGTTTTACCTAGATTATATTTGGAATAGAATGGGAAGTTTTTTCTAGAAAAACATGTATTGATCGATAAAAGCTTGTTTTGAGATTGGATCATATAGTTAATACTTAAAACATACCTCTTTAGTTCATTAGCATCTTGAAATTCTTCAGTTTTATATTGGCCGTTGGCTTCTTGGATGCATTCCTTAACGTCATCGAATGTCTTCCTGTTTCCAAAGATATCATGCAATATAGATATAGAAGTCTCTGTTAGAGGCAACTTTTTTAATCCTAATTCTATCAGATAATCCATACCATAGACAGCTGACATTACAATCAAACCGGGTGACCCTTCAATTATGCTCGGCACTTTTTCTGTAATGAACCACCTGAAATTATAATTTGCTTTAGGAATAGAAGCATTGGCAACTGTGTTTTCCATTAAGGATACTACCATTTCAAAATTCATGTCTCTTACCATTAGTCCAGATATTGTGCTTATAATTTTAAAATCATTTCCTGCTGGATCCATTATTTCTCTCATTTTCATGAACATGTTATCTTTATAAGAAACCATCTCTTTTGAATCTGGGTCCAGGAATGTTTTGGCTTTCGACCTCAAAATTCTATCTAATGCAAGTTTTTCAGTTGATTGATTTGACATTTGGTTTCTTTTACTTACACTACTGTACATGTAAAGATTTGTTAAAATATAATCTTTGTCATTCATTGGTGCAATCAAAAATGATTCTGGATGAGATGCCATATGTCTGCTTAACTCTTCCAACTGAATCTGAGACAGAAACTTAGATTCACTCCACTCATCCAAGTTCCTTTCATCTAAGTCAACAGGCTTTAGTGCATTGAGTATGTCAGTGTTTTTCTTTAGATTTGGAAATAGCTTACAAAAATCTTGGAAACTAGAGTTTTTTGACAAAGATCCTTCACTGACAAAACTAGGTAATTTTATAATCTGTGTTATCATAGATTGAAATTTCATTCCCACATTTAAGCTGTCACAGTCTTCAGACATTAAACTTGTCTTGAACAAATTCACCATACATATCATCTTTTTGTCAGCACATGTTATCTTTTTATATTTAATTCTTTTAAACAGTTCATTGATCCTCAAATCAATGTAACCTAGAGAATTAACATTCTTTTTCAAGCCATTAAAATCTTTTAAATTAAAGAAATCTAATATAATTTTATAGTAGATCAACTGGTCGTTTGACGACGGTCCTAAAATAGATAGCAGCTCAACAGGGGCATGCATCCAGCCCCCTGCACATATGGGGATCTCTCTTTTTGTAAGAGGGAAATCAATTGCTTTGACAATTGAGTCTATGTCGTTCTCTTCTCCTGGCAGCATTGAATATATGCTAAGTGACTGAACTTGTATTGCTGCATAAGCAAATGGTATCAATTCATTGGGGCAACCCTTTCTTAAAAGCATTGTAATATGAATAGAAAGAGACATCAAATCGTCAAAATAACTATTATGAGAGCTTTCTGTGCTGCAGTTGGCCAAATGCCTACAGTACAGAGGTATCACAGCACCATTAATAATTCTTTCTGATATGAATTCAACTTCAGATTCTGATGCATAACTTTTCTTAGGGTTCAGTGTTATACAGTAACTTTTAAAATGTGACTGAATACTCCGGAACAGCAATTCAGACAGACTAGAACAGTTAAAGCTGGACAAAAGTTTCTTTAAGTCTCCTCTGACTACTATAGATGTAGCATTATCATCAGAGTGTACCATCCATCTTATTGTAAAATCATAATCTTTCATCTTTTTCATTGCTTTTTCATAACCTATCATGGCACAAGAATGGTAGACAGATGATAAATAATTGAGATTCCCTTGTAGCCAGTTCATAGACACTGGGAATGTGTTTGTTTCCAAATTATCTGTCAATACAGATAAAGCAGTCCCATAAGACCCGTACTCTGTTTGACCTCTTTTAAGGTTTAGGAATATATCAGTAGGGATGCACACCCTCTTTAACTTTATATACATCATTATGCATTCACACATCAAGTTTATCTCTCCAGTGGTCAATATAGGGTTCATTATAACAGCTAGTATGTATTTGTAGGTTAAATCTGATGCAGACCACTTTGATTGATCTGCCGACAAGAAAGCCATTTTACATTCCAGGTTCTTTTGAAGTGCTGTGTTATAGTTAGTTATAGTATCATATGACAGTGATGCTAAGTTCTTTATTTTGTAATCTCCAGATATAGATATTGCCTCAGAAGGATCAGATTGGGCGATATGCTTGTATGTGTGCTCAATAAAATACAACATCATCTTTGTCTTCATGCTCATGAGATAAATCTCTCTATCCATTTTTGTTCTTTGCATTTTCTCAAAGACAGATACAAGAAAGTCTGTATTGCCAGCATTAGTTCTAGATTTCATTAAAATAAATTCTAGCAGTTGTATGAATGTGACTCTATTACCTTTCAGACCCCGACCTAATCTTTCTAAGGCTTCTAGATCGATTTCTGTTATTTTGTTGAACTCCTTGATAAGGTCATATAGTTCTTCACTTACTTTTTTTGATTTCAAAACTGTCGTCGTTTTAAAATAACCGTACCTGACTTTCATAAATGTTTCAACTGTTAAAGGGTGACTTTTGTAATAGAACTTATCTTGGTTTGTCTTCATCAAAATTTTATTATCCCCTGACATCATGTTAGAAAAGAAATGCAAGTATTTTGGTTCATCCAGACCTTCAACTTCCATAAATTTCATCAACGATTCTCTATCTTCTTCAAAACATTTCAGAACTCCTTTCAATATATAAAGATCAGATCCCTTTATATCATCAGGCTGCTTTCCAAGCGTTGATTTCAGAGCTGAAACTATTTCAGAACTCTTTATGATATCTGCTTTTGAGCATTTCTTAGAAGATGTTAAGGTTTTTATTTTATACGGTGCAGACAAAAAATCTTCCTTGTCTTCTATGTTTGACCTACAAGCACCAACATTAGTGATATTTTTCTTGTAATAATCAAATAAAGTTTTCACATTTAATACCCCGTTAATAGAGAATGGGCCAGAGTCATTGAACATTTCTTTTTTTGGCTTAATTTCATCATCTATCAAGAAACCCATCTTCTCTCTAAATTTTATTTCCCATTCTGCAGGTACACTTAAAAGAGCAGTAAGATTATGTACATGAGTATGAAGAGACTTTGGCATCATATAAATAGCTAGATAGACATTATTATATAGACATTCTATAGTCTTCAATGTTGATCCTGTAATGGGGCAAATAATATCTAAATCTGATATTCCTCCTGACATATCATTTTCTTGATCAATTGTTAATGGCTTAATACTATTGCTCAAGTTGATTCCTTCCATTTTCAAGAGGAGGGTTTTGATCCCTGAAACAAAAAAACAATCAATAACATTTGTTATATCAGGATCAAATTTTTCAGCTATATACTCCTTAATATTTGAATAATCTGATAGTGGTAAAAAACCTGCATATCTCATGAAATCAAAGATTCCCATTCTACTTAGTTTGGTAACAGTACCTATGATCACAGAAGAGAATAATATCTTTTGAAGATATTGGATTTTGTTCTCTGGACAAGTGAATACATCTACAGATGGTTGGTTCAACCACTTCTTTATTTCTGTGCTCAGCAGAGAATATTGTGAAAAAAGGATGGGAACTTTACTAGGAGCTTTAAATAGACTGAGAAGTCTAACTTGATTCAATCTCTGTGGTCTCATGATATTAATAAAGTAGTTGGCACACTTAAAAGACACGATCAGTTCCTTTGTATACAATGAGATGAAATAAGGCTGTATGTCTTTTTCCACCTTATGCAAAGTGATATACGGAACCCCTGACTTCCCTGTGTTGATACCATCTCCTTTGAATGCTAGGCATATCATGCTTGTGTTAGCACAAGTTAGAATTTTAAAGTCTGTTTTCTTCATAAATCTGTCAGCCACCATTAGCCCTTTAGCCATCTGCATCATGTCCTCACTGTATGTGTACACAGACAGTTCTTTAGAAACTTCATGGATATTTTTAGAAATCACCATTTCTGTCTCTATCAGGTTTCCTTTAGTAAAGAGCAGTGAAGGATCAGAGCAATATTCATCATAAACAGAGTTTATTTTGCTAGTCCTGCCTTTTCTTTCATCCATGCCGTAAAGAACATACATAGCTTCAATCATTGATTCGCAGTGATACTTCACATCAGGATTGTCATGTCTGATAAGTTTTTTGTTATGTGTGATCTCTTTGAGGCTCATTTGGAAAGGTATGTCGGCTTTTGACACATCATACTCTCCACTATTACCATCCAATTCTTCATCTTTTTTCTTTGCTATAGATTCTTGAATCTTGCTTTTCAGATCATTTTTTATGTCAATTTTCTTCTTTTTCCCCATATCGACATACATCAAGCTTAAACCTTTAAAAAAATGCTTTCTTGCTTCATGACTGGTCAATGATGACAATGTGAATTCATTACCATTTCTTGTCTTCACGTCTCCTATTTCCCTCCATTTTTGAGAGTTTTCAGTCCTTTTTACTTGAATACTGCCGTCCTTGATATCAACAACATCTTCTAAAGCTGCTTCTGAGTGACCTGTTGTATCTATGCTTAGATCTACCAGACAGGTTTTCACTAGATTAAAGAGGGTCATAGAAAAATGAATGTCCATTTTGTTGCCTCCATATGATTTGTGATGGATAAGCTTCACCTGGTCGCTAAAAGCATCCCTAAAGGACTGTATTATTGCATTATTGTAGTTGAACTTATTCATTTCCAGCTCTTGAGTCATTGGTGACCAACAGATTGAAAAATTTGTTTTAGTTTCCTGGAGGTTGTTTGTAAAACAACCAGGGTATTCTTTTTGATATTCTTCTGCATTGATATTAAAAGCACTTTCAATACTGTCTATCTCTATCTCTTTAGCTTTCCCAAATAGAACATCAGATTTTATCTTTTCCAAATGACCCTCATATAGGCTTTCAAATAGCTGTTCGTTCTTGTCTAAGTACTCTTTGAGTCTTTCTTCTGTCTCAATAGGGGCAATCTTCATCATCTCGCAGTGTGCTTTATATCCTTCAAATCTATCCTTAAGGTGAAAATCGCTCATGGTCTCTTTGAAGTACAGGTAACTACCGAACAAAAAATGCACTAGCATATCTTTCTTTATTGTACCATTAGGCATAGCATCAATTAGATCAATAATATCTTGGCTGATCTGATTATTTGACAGATTAGTCTTTCTATATTCATATGACCAATGGCTAAAGAAAACCTCTGATGACCTATTCATATATTCACCGACTTTGGCCAGAAGAGAATTTTTAAATGCTTGTGTCTCAGAATAAAATCGTCGAAAATGATCAGCTCCCAGACCTATGAGCTGACCTAGTGAGTTGACAGATATAAGCTTCGATGCAATAGCAGCTCTATTTCGATCTGCAAAGGTCTTATAAGGTGAGTTCCTAAATTCCTGGATAACTCTGCTTGTTGTGGCTGTAATCGACATGTTTCCACTTGGGTTTAATATAACAATGGTTATGAATATAGGATGTCTCTCTAAGAAGGGTTGCCCATCTATAGTAATATCTTTAAATGTTTTCCACACGCTTGTGTAGTAATTCTCAGATGTTTTAGCTTCAGACATAGTGTCTACAGAGACTTTCCAATCATATATCATCAGACAGGCTTTCTCACCTTTAGTTTCTTTGTATATAGTATAATTGTCTGGAGTTAAATGCTGGAAAACAAGTTTCTCTTTCAGATCATCAACGTTGTTTATCTGATTTATGATAGATGTAGATGTGTTGCAGAACTCTATATAAGACATGAGACAGTCTTTAAGGAAAACATCAGACCTGTGTTTCGGAGCAAAATGCAACCTCCTTCCTGCTAAGACACCAAAAAGATCATGTCTCATCAGTTCTAGTTCTTTATATTTATCAAGAAACAGATAGATCTCTGTCTCCATCTCTTTTTGGTCAATAGAAGAAGAACTTTGATGATATTTAGATTTCATGTCTTCAATCTTGTCTAAAATATAGTTCATTGACATTATTGAATTCAGCCCAGAGTCAATTACTCCTTTACCTTCAGGATAGCTTCTTTCCACAATGTTTGACATCAACATAATTTCATCTTTTATTGCTTGAAGGTACACGGTAATTTCGCCTGAAGTATCTAGGAAACTGTTTATAGTCTGGATGTTCATTACTGATATTCTTATTGTTGCACGATTGCTCT